GACAACAGCAGCAGGAGCAGCATCAAGCTCAGATGGCGATACAGCAGGGTCAGGTGGCATTGCTACAGGGTCAGGCTGCTGAGTCCAAGAGCAGGGCTGAGAAGTACTCTGTAGAGACTCAACTGATGCCGGACGAGCTAGCGCTTAAGTACGCTGAAGACGAGGACTCCAAGGCGTTCGAGCGTAAGGCACGCATGGGTGATCTACTTCTTAGAGAGCAAGAGCTACAGCTCAGGCAGGACACAGAGGTAGAGCGAGCTAAATCCAAGGCTGAGACAGAGATGGTTCAGCAACTAGTCAGAGGAGCACCAGATGGATCTACTGCAAATACAGGCCCTTCTGGTCGGCCTCCAGCAACAAATAACGGAGCTTAGAAACGGAGGCGTTCAGGGCGAAGTTGGCGATAAAGGCGATAAAGGCGAGACTGGAGACACAGGCCCTCCCGGTAAAACGGGACAACAAGGGCCTGAGGGAGAACCGGGGACTAAATGGTTCACGGGTAACGGCGTACCATCTGAGGACATAGGCATTCTTTATGACTACTACTTAGATGGTACTGATGGGTGGATATACCTAAAGCGGCCTAACGGCTGGATGAACACCGGGGATAACCTGAAAGGGCCTCCGGGTAACTAACGACCTCTAGGAGAGACAATCGTGATAGATGATAGAAAATTCAACGAGCTAGTAGACAATACGACTAAGTACCTACAGCTATTGATGGACAAGAACACAGCACTCGAGAAGCGCTTAGAAGCTCTCGAAGCTAAGAAGACAATCAGCAGGAGTAAAGCAGATGACAAGTGAATCTAAATTCTTCGATGATTGCCGTGAGTTGTTCTTAACAGACGGATGGAAAGCATTTAAAGACGAAGTAATTGTAGGACTTAATAGCGTACATGTTGCTTCACTAGAGAGTGCAGAAGACTTCTGGAAAGCAAAGGGAAGGGTAGAAGCCTTATCTCAGATTGCTGGCTGGGAAGACGCTGTACTCGCAGCAGAGGCGCAGCAGGAAGCGGATTCGGAGGACTCCTATGAGGAGGCTGTATGATGCACGCTGCACTAGCTGCAACAAGATAACTGAAGTGTTCGGTAGGGAGTCTGACGATTTCCGGTGTGGAGCCTGCGACTCCCCTGCCGAGCGTATAGTTAGTCCCGTTAAGTGCCACCTCGATGGCGTATCTGGGGATTTCCCCGGAGCCGCTATGAAGTGGAAACGCGATCATGAACGGGCAGCACGTCAAGGATAACCACAGCCAAGTGACCCTTGTTTATTTAATCTGATAAGCCTTAATAGGCCCGGAGTTTGATAATGGCAACACTGATAGATACCGATGGTGAAATTATTGGAGAGACAACCACATTCGACGACTTAGAGGAACAGGTAGCTCCTGTTGAGGAAGCCCCTGAGGCTTCTGAATCCCCTGAGCAACCCGAGAGTGACCTCCCTGATAAGTACCAAGGTAAGTCCGCTGCGGACATAGCACGAATGCACCAAGAGTTAGAGAAGCGTCTAGGACAGCAGTCCTCTGAGGTAGGCGAACTACGCCAAGCCTTTGACCAGATGGTTCAATCTAGTGTAAAAGCGCAGCAGGCCCCACCGGAAGTTGAAGAGGTAAGTGATACTGACTTCTTTGCCGATCCGAAAGCTGCCGTAGCACAGGCGATTGAGAACCACCCTAAGCTACGACAGGCAGAAGCTGTAGCCGTAGAGATGGCTAAGAACCAAGCTCTAGCTAAGCTACAGACTACGCACCCCGACATGAAGACGATACTAACTTCTACCGATTTCCAATCATGGGTAGGCAAAAGCCAGTTCCGTCAGGGTCTATACCAACAAGCAGACAGCAACTACGATTACGCAGCTGCCGACGAACTACTAACACTGTTCAAGGAAGCTAAAGGAATTGTGGCTGAAGCTGCTAAGATTGAGAAGGTCGCACAGAAGAGTGCGGTTAAACAAGCCTCAACAGGAACGTCACGGTCTGCACCCGAAGGCAAGAGCCGGAAGGTCTACAGACGACGTGACATTATCGAACTAATGAATACCGATCCCAAACGGTACGACGCTATGTCTGAGGAGATTATGAAAGCGTATCGGGAAGGGAGGGTTAAATAAGGGAATACTATGCCATTAGGTACTAATAACGTAACAAACACGACTGCTGCAACTTTCATTCCAGAGTTGTGGTCAGATGAAATCATCGCTGTCTATGAGAAGTCACTCGTGGTTAAGCCTCTTGTCCGCGCCATGTCTATGGTTGGCAAGAAGGGCGACACCATCCACATCCCTAAGCCGGATCGTGGTAGTGCTTCTGTTAAGGCTGAGTCTACTCAGGTTAATCTAATCGCTGGCACCACTGGCGAGTTAATCATCAGCATTGACCAGCACTACGAGTACTCACGTCTTATCGAAGACATCACAGACGTACAGGCTCTGAACAGCCTCCGTAAGTTCTACACCGAAGACGCAGGTTATGCTCTTGCTACTCGTGTAGATACAGCTATTGTTGCTGAGGGCGCTAACTTTACCTCACAGCTGGAGTTCACCGCTGACGGTGTACAGACTGCTGCTGGTACTGCTGCTTCTGCATTCAATGACGCTGGCTTCCGGGCTGCTATTCAGGTGCTCGACGACAACAACGTACCCATGAACAACCGTGTATGGGTAATCTCTCCTGCTATGAAGAAAGAGTTACTTGGTGTTTCTAACTACATCAGTACTGACTTCGTAACTGGTAAGCCTGTTGAGTCCGGTTCTATCGGTAGCCTCTACGGTATCGACATCCACGTAAGCACTAACCTGCCTACTGAGAACACTGACGAGAAGGGTTCACTGCTGTTCCACAAAGACGCTATTGTCTTTGCAGAGCAGCTGGGTGTCCGCGTCCAGACTCAATACAAGCAAGAGTGGTTGGCTGACTTGATGACAGCTGATACCTTATACGGTACTCACATCTATCGCCCAGAAGCAGGCGTTAAGTTGTTTGGTACGGTCTAAGCACAACGGCCCCTTCGGGGGCCTTTCTTATGTAAGTCCATTGCCCAACAGTGGGCTTCCACAAGAACACGGAGATTCTTATGTCCATTACGTATACACCAACGACTAACTTTGGATCAAAAGATAGTCTTCCATCGAACGATCCCAACAAAGTAATTAAGGGCGCTGAGTTCACTACTGAGTTCACCGCCATCCAGAGCGCCTTCGGATTGGCTGCTCCTTCTTCTAATCCTACTTTCACAGGTACAGCTACGTTCGATAGCGTGACTGCTAACGCTGTGTCGCTAGGAAGTGTCACAACTAGTGACCTCACAGTAAACGGTGCTTTCACGTCTAAGGGCATCGACGACAACGCTACGTCCACGGCTATCACGATTGATGCTAATGAAAACGTGGGCATTGGTGAGACAGCTCCAAGTGAGTTCCTGCATATTTCAGGTGCTGCTCCTGCTATGAGATTAGACAACTCCTCTGGTACGACCGACTGGCTTATGCAGAATGTATCCGACTCAATGCGCTGGGTGTCTGTACCTAGTGGGGGCGGTTCGTCAGCAGAGCGTATGCGTATCGACTCCGATGGAAACGTGGGCATTGGTACGGATTCTCCTATTAGCCTAGGCTCTGGCTACACAAACGTAGACATAAGAGCAACCACAGGCGGTGGTTTGACACTTGGGGATACGTCAGGAGAACACGGATACTTGTTCTCTTCTAGCGCTGAGTTGACACTCCAAGCCCAAGGTGCTAGAGACCTAAAGTTTATGACCGACGCTGTCGCGCGACTCCATATCGACTCCGATGGAAAAGTGGGCATTGGTACTGCGAGTCCTAACCGCACCCTAACGGTGTCTAGCGCATCGGGCGTACCTGCCGAGCTTGTCAGCAGCAGCACTAACTCTCTGTTAGCTTTCTTCGATGCCAACACTGGAGTACGTCCAAGTCTTGGCTCAGATGGTAGTGATTTAGTATTCAACGCCAATGGCGAGCGTATGCGTATCAGCAGCGCAGGAAACGTGGGCTTCATCGGGAAGCTTTTTAGCTCTAACGACCCCGAAACTCTTAGTGGATTACAGCTATACCGTGATCACACTAATGGCGAATGTTTTCTATTTGATACAACCGCCGCACCGTACAGTGGCCCATTAATCTTCGGAACGAGCAACACCGAGAAGATGCGTATCGACGCTGCAGGAAACGTGGGCGTTGGTACGGATTCTCCTATTACAGCACTAACCGTGGCCGATACTGGCCCACCAGAGATTGCCATTCGCCGTAATGCCATAGGCTCAAACAATGGATCTATCGGGGCGCTTACGTTTGGAGCTTACGCAACGGGAACTACTTATGGTGTAGGTGCAACCATACTCGGAATAGGTAAAGGTAACTGGTCTGCTGCAAACCAAGGCTCTGAGCTTGTGTTTAAAACAACAGAGCTTAACAGCACGAGCGATACCGAGCGTATGCGTATCGACTCCTCAGGAAACGTGGGCATCGGTACTAGCAGCCCACTAGCTAAACTTGACGTTTCTGACGCCTCGGGGCCGCCTGCT